CAGTATGCGTCACTTGATCCAATGGCACGGGCGCAATACAGCCTGTACCTTGGTGGTCAACAGTTGGGTGGTGCTATTGGTGGTGCTTTGGGTGCTAAAGACCCTCAGTTGCAGATGATTGGTTTGACACAACAAATAGCACAAGGTACTGATTTATCAAATCCTCAGTCTATATATCAAGCTGCACAGAAGTTTGCTCAGATTGGTAATTTGCCTTTGGCAAAACAATATGCCGATCAAGCAAAACTTTTACAAGAGTCTTTGGCTAAGACAAGAAAAGAAACTGCTGAAACAACAAAAATTACACAAGAAACAACTTCCAAGACTCAAACCATTAAGGCTTTGATGGATAAATTCCAATTGAGTGAAACTGATGCTAATGCTATTGCAAGTAATCCTGATTTGCTCAAATCTTATCTGACACCTAAATCTGCACAAGCATTTAAATTGCTTGAAACAGGAAAATACACTCCTGAAAGCATTGGAAATTGGGCAACTGAAACAGGTGAACTTGAGCCAATTGACAAGATGGCTAAACCTGATGGTACTTTCTTGGCAAAAGCACAAGAACTTAAGATTGGTGTAAAGCCTAAGTTTGGAGATTATTCTTCAGAAGAAGTAGGAAAAATCAATGCTGCTCTGTTTAATGATTCAATCAGGTTAAAAGAAGCTGGTGCAATGGCTATAAAGATTCCTCTTGGTGATGTTTTAGACAAGGTTTACTTGTCAAAAGACAGAGAAGATGCTGCAAAGAATTGGGGTCTTGCTGGAGAGGCTTACAAATTAACAGTTCCTATGATTGATAAACTTAACAAAGTTGAATCAACAATTGGCAATGCGTTTACAGGTGCTGGTGCTGATGCAAAACTTTCAATTGCTAAAGGATTATCAGCAGTTGGAGTAAAAATCAGTGATAAAGCAACTGATACTGAAATTGCAAATGCTATTTCTGCTCAAGTTGTACAGCAAATTGCTAAGGTATTTCCCGGAAGTCAGTCTAATAAAGAACTCGAACAATTGGTCAAGAGTAAGTTCAATATTCAACAAGAACTTCCAACTATTTTGCGTTTGATTCGTCAAGCAAGAGATGAAATGTTGTCGCAAAAAATAACATACGAACAAGGTGCAAAACTGCCTGATTCTGAACGTACTAAATTTAATGCAAATCTGGCACAAGGTCAGAATTACATGAAGATTCAACAGTATCGTGACTTTGAAAGCAAATACCGAAATGGTACTATTTCTGAAACAGAACGTGCAACAGCCGCTAAACTCAAAGATGAACTTGGTCTATAAGGAATAATCATGGCAGAGATAGATTGGAGAGTTGATCCAAAGTCAGTTCCATCAATGACGCAAGCTCCTAGTAGAGAGGAAATTGCTGCTAGAGAACAAGAACTTGAAAAGACTAGGGCTGGTGTTGCTGGTTCATTATTCGGAACAGGCTTGTTTCCGTCTGAAAACACCACAAGTCTTCCTGTTCTTGGTGGAATGATTGGAGGAGTAGCTCCCTATGTTTTTCCAGAGGCAAGGATTCTTGCGCCTATACAACGGTTAACTCAGGCTGCACCAGCAATCACTCGTCCATTTATTCCATCATTGATTGGTTCTACTGCGGGAACTACTGCTGGTACTCTTGCTGAACAAGCATTAACTCCTGAAGAAAACATTTTTTCAACAACAACAGGTAAAAAGTTGCTTGAGAATAATCTTCAAAATGCTGCATTTGATGTTGGTGGAAATCTTGTTTTCAGTGCATTTGGTAAGGCAATTAAGGTTGGTAAAGATGCCTTAGAAAAAATAGGTGTAGCACCTGTTTCTGGGTTGTTTAAAACTCCTGAAGAAGAAGCTCGTAGGGCTGCACAAGAATGGCTTTCTGCTAGAGGTGCAACCTTAACCAAAGGACAACTTACTGGTAATTTTGGTACTCAAGCAATTGAGGGAACACTTAAATATTCTCCCGGCTCTAATTACTTTGAACAACAACAAGCAGGTGTACAAAAAGCAATTAAAGCTGGTTCTGATGAGGTTAGAACTGCATTAGAAACATCTGATACATTTAAAACTGCGTTAAAACAAGATGACCCAACTCAAATGGCACTTGGAGACAGATTCCAAAATGCTGTTTCTGAAGCTGATCGCTTGATGAAAGAAAAGTTTGCTCCTGTTTATCAAAAGATTGATGAAGACCAAGGTTTAAGGGTTAATTTAAAGCCTTTGAAAGAAGTTGCTCAACAAGAATTAGACAAACTTGCTAGAACAAAATTTAAATTTGCTGGCGCAGAACGAAAACAAGTTTTAGAAGATATTTTGAAACAGGATGATGAAGTTACTTTTGGAACTGCTCACGCCTTGAGAAGTGACTTACTTGCAAGTGGTCGTGAAGCAACCAAAGAAGGTGTTCCATCTACTGTCTTACAAAGAGAGTACTTCAATCAAGCTCAAGGTGTTACTAATCAAATGGACAAGACTATGGTTTTGACATTTGGTAACAAAGAACAAAAAGCATTAGCTCAAAAACTTGGATTGGTTGGAGGTATAGACAGTGCTGGTGGATTGCGTGAGGGTCAATACCTTGCTCATAACATTACGTCAATTGACAAAATGAATATTCCAGTGACTGCTGCCAACTCAGGAAATAATGAACTTTTGCGTAATTATTTCAATGCTCAAACTGGTTATAAAAATGCAATGTCTGGTTTGTATAGCGGAACATTACAGTCTGCATTAAAAGCAGAACCATCTGCTGTTGGAGAGTATCTTTTCAACATTGATAGACCAGAACGAATGAGAGATACTTTTGCAGCCATTACTGAAATGCAAAAATATTTACCTAAAGAACAAAGTGCTGGATTGAAATCTGAACTTCAATATGGGTATTTGAATAAAATATTTGGGCAACCTGATGGAGTTGTAAAACTTTCTCAGAATCTTGATGATAAAACCTTTAAAGAGGGTTTTGATTATTTATTCCGTGAAACAAAACTAAAACAGCAACTGTTGAATATTACAAATGCTGCCAAATTTGGATTGGAAGCTGAAAAAGGTTCAACCGTATTGCGTACCAAAGCAATTGGTGCTGCTATTACAGGAGCAACCACGGGGGCATCAGCATTGGCATATTTAAATTTACCTGATGAAATATCAAGCAAGATTGATTTGCCATCAGCAATTTCAAGTTATGGAGTGTTGTATTTGACTCCAAGAATGATGTCTAGAGCATTGACAAGCAAAGAGGGTATGGATGCACTTGCTGGCTTGGCAAAGGCTCAGAAAAGCCCTGCTTATGCTGGCGCAGCGGCAACAAAGATTGCGGATGCACTTAATCGTTCTGGAATCATCAATGAAGAATATGCAAATGATGTAAATAGATTTTTGCATGGTTCTGGCAAGCAACAACAAGAAACTGCACCTCAACCTATTAATTGGGATGTTGCGCCGCAACCAACTCAATAAGGATACAAAATTGATCCAATCAGCCTCCTCTTTGCCGCCAATGCTTGTGTTGCAGCAATCAGAGAGGGCTGTGAGCTTTACAAACAGGCCAAGACTTCCTTTATGGAGGTCAAGTCTACTGTTGACGAAGCCGCCAAGATATATAAGGAAGTTACTGGATTTTGGAGTAACTTTAGTAACTTCTTTAAATCTAAGGGTAAACCAGCAGCAGTTACCGCCCCCTCCTCGCCCAAGTCTGTGGCGAAAAAGAAAGAAAAGTTTGTTGCCGTTGATGAAACCCAACTCAAGGTTGATATTGTCAAACAACTCACTGAATTCTTCAAGATTCAAGAACAATTAGAAGCGCACATAAGGGAAGAAGAAGAAAAGTCAAAGAACGTCTACGATCCTGACCAGAACCACATGGAAGCCGCACTTAAGAGGGTGATGGCACAACAGCAGATGGCTGAGTTGGTGGTGCAAATCAGGGAGTGTATGGTGTACCAGAGTCCTCCTGAGATGGGCGCACTGTACTCAGAGGTATTTGCAATGAGGGAAACAATTCAAGAGGAACAAACTGGAGCAAGGCTAAGACTAGAGGCAGTAAAAAGGCGGGAACTATGGCAACGCAAGGAGGAAGAAAGAAACTTCCAGCTAAAACTAGCGTACCTAGTAGCGACTTCTATATTCCTCCTCTACCTGTGGATGTGGTTACTGTTCGTAAGTCAGTGGAGGAAGACATAGTGGCTTGGATCGCGTGTTGCGTATTGATTGCCTTGTTGTTGCCACTGATGGGGTTTCTTTATCTTGACATCTTAGAGACTAAGAATGAGGCCAAGGCTCAGGTCGAAAAGGTTGAGAAGTTACGGCAAAAGATTGAGCAAAAAGAAAGGGAGAAAGATAAATGAAATTAATAATGAGAAAAAACAGATTTTGCATATTCTTCATATTTAATACTTGCTTCTAATGCAGTATCAAATACTCCTAAATGAATTGACTTGTAATTATGTTGAATTTGTGCAATAAACTTGTTTAATCTCTTGTTAAATGTAACGCCTTTGTATCCAGTTGAATTGTTTTTTTGTTTTCCTCTATGTTCATTGTTTTGTTTTGTTGTGACTTGTCTAAGATTTGAAAAGTGATTGTTTGATTTGATACCATCAATGTGATCTAAAGAAAGTGCTGGAAGTGAACCTGTTTCAAAAAACCAAACAAGATGATGTGCTGGATATTTTCGGCCTTGTACTTGTATGTACCTATATCCTTTTGGAGTTAATGCGCCAGCTATTGTGCCAATTTGTATTTTTGGTCGTTTCTTTTTTTGAAGAATATTTCCTGTTACTGGATCATAAAAGAACAATTCGTGAAATACTGAATTTGAATTTTTCATGTGTTTATTATGGAGGATATAGAGTATGAAGTCAAGATATTTGATGTGTGTTTTATGGTTGCTTGCTTTATCTGCCTGTGAAGATAGGTTCAGATATAAATGCCAAGACCCTCAAAATTGGCAGAATGCTGAGTGCAAACCCCCAATTTGCACAGCTACAGCCACTTGCCCTGAAATGTTAGTCAAACCCGAACAGGAGAAGAAATAATGCCAACAATCGTAATGAACAAAAACACCCGCATGACTTCTGACGAAATTGAAGTCAGAATTTGGGCAATCGTAATCTTTTCCTTGACCCTGATTCTTCTTGGATCGGTGGCAATGTTCCTGTATTCAGTCTCATTTGTAACTCAGCCAATGTCAGGCATGGCAGCAATTGACAAGATTTACACGCAGCAGATCAATACCATTATGGTGTTTATCACTGGTGTTCTTGGTGGTGTTGCTGGTCGTTCTGGTGTCAAAGCAATAGCTACTGCATCTGCAAAGGCAGAGGCTGTTGACAATGATGAGCCGCCTAAGCCATGAGTCTGTTTAATCCTTGGGTAATTTTGGGTATCTTGATCGCCATTGGCTCTGCCTTTGGCGGTGGATACTCTAAGGGTAAACACGATGAGAATGTGCGCCAGCAAGTTGAGATTGCGGCTTTGAATGCCAAGGCACGGGAAACTGAGCAGAACATGGCAAAGGTTGCCAACACTTATGCAGATACTTTAAGGAAGTCCCAAAATGTTGCA